CAGGTTGTGGCAACAATAGACCGCATCCAAGACAAGAGAGAAGACGAACTCTCCAAGAATCCCTTTGTTGCGTTCACCATACGCTACAAGAACAACCCCGTGCTCTTCGTCAAGGAAGTCTTAAAGGCGAACCCCGACACTTGGCAAGAGACCTTCCTAACGCACATAGCAAAGGGCAACCGCAGAATATCGGTAAGGTCAGGGCATGGCGTAGGCAAGTCCACAGCAGCAAGCTGGGCGATCATCTGGTACTTACTGCTCAGATACCCCGTCAAGGTCGTCGTCACCGCACCCACATCCAGCCAGCTATACGACGCACTCTTTGCGGAACTAAAGCGCTGGGTCAAAGAACTGCCTGAGACCTTGCGGGATATGTTGGAGGTCAAGCAGGACAGGATCGAGGTCAAGGAAGCAGCGACAGAGGCTTTCGTCTCCGCAAGGACATCGAGGGCGGAGCAGCCCGAAGCACTGCAAGGTGTCCACTCAGAGAATGTGATGCTGGTGGCTGACGAGGCATCTGGCATCCCAGAGGCTGTCTTCGAGGCTGCTGCTGGATCGATGTCTGGACACAATGCCGTGACCCTTCTGCTGGGCAACCCTGTACGCTCTAGCGGGTTCTTTTACGACACCCAGAACCGACTCGCCAATGATTGGGTGACGATGAAGGTGAGCTGCAAGGACTCGCCAAGGGTCTCAGATGCCTATGTCGAAGAGATGAAGGCGCGTTACGGGGAAGAGTCCAACGCATACCGAATAAGGGTACTGGGCGAGTTTCCAAGGTCTGACGACGACACCATCATCCCGATGGAACTCATAGAACTCGCCAAGCACCGCGATGTTGAGACAAGCCAGCACGCCAAACTGATATGGGGTTTGGATGTCGCACGCTTTGGTGGTGACAGGTCGGCACTCTCGAAGAGACAAGGCAACGCATTGATCGAACCCACAAAGATTTGGAAAAACCTAGACTTGATGCAACTCACAGGCGCAGTCGTCGCAGAGTGGGAAGCATTACCGCCAAGCCAGAGACCACATGAGATCATGGTCGACAGCATCGGTCTTGGTGCTGGCGTAGTAGATCGTCTCAGAGAACTAGGTCTTCCCGCTAGAGGCATCAATGTCTCCGAGTCCCCAGCGATGGGGACAACTTACAGGAATCTAAGGGCAGAGCTTTGGTACAAGGCAAAAGCGTGGTTTGAGGCGCGTGACTGCCGTATCCCTGCGGACGAGGAGCTGGTGGCTGAACTGGCGACTGTGAGGTACTTCTTTAGCAGCTCTGGAAAGATGCAGGTAGAGGGCAAGGACGACATTAGAAAGCGTGGCTTGAAGTCCCCCGACAAGGCTGACTCGTTTGTGTTGACCTTTGCGTCCGACGCTGCCGTCTCTATGTTTGGTGCGAATACGAGTCAGAAGTGGTCTCAACCGTTGAAAAGAAACCTGTCAAGGGTTGCATAATTCGGGTATCTAAATCAAGGAGTATTTGACATGATGAATTACGACAAAGCAGCAAGCAAGATTAGCAAGGTAATGGGCGAGTACAAGTCGGGCAAGTTAAAGAGCAGTAGCGGTGGCAAGGTCAAGAACCCTAAACAAGCGATGGCTATTGCTATGAGCGAGTCTGGCAAGTCAAAGATGATCAAGAAGGGCAAGTAATGGCAACCTCATACCCCAAGAGCTTACAAGGCGCAATGGATCAGATGATGTCCGACAGCGACACCAGCGAGTGTCCACTTCCCACGCAAGACATCACCCTAAATCTAAAAAACCGCGCTAAGGCGATCACGGCTGCGAAGTATGGTCCTGAGAACCCAGATTTACCTAACGAGGCTTACTGGAAGCGCATGGCTGATGAGTGGGATGTGTCTACCGAAGACGCAAAGAAAAGTCGTTGCGGTAATTGCGCAGCGTTCAATGTCTCAGAAGACATCAAGCAATGTATCGCTGACGGCATCGGAAATGAAGCTGACCCGTGGGGAACTATCAAGTTGGCAGACCTTGGATACTGTGAAATTTTTGATTTTAAATGTGCCGCAAATCGTTCGTGTCGAGCATGGATTGTTGGTGGACCGAATACTGGTGAAGGTGAAAAAGAAGGCGAGTCTCCAGAGGAAATGAATGAAGACTGAAGGTTGCTCAATTTATCAACATAGAAGGGCTGACAACGGTCAAATTTTCTATGTTGGTAAGGCATCCAATCCTTATAGGAAAGTAAAAACCCAGAACAGAAACAGTCGTTGGCATGAAATAGTTAACGAGGCTGGTGGTTTTACTGCTGAAGAGGTTGTGTCAGATGTTGACGAAGATTTATCTTTGCTTGCGGAGCAGGAATACATAGACAAGTTGAAAAAACTTGGCGCTCCAATCTGCAATCTAACGACTGGCGGTCAAGGTAGGTCTGGATGGAAGCCAAGCGAAGAGACAAGAAAAATCTGGTCTGAGCAAAGAAAAGGGAAAGCTCCTCACAACAAAGGCACAAAAAAGCCGTACATAAAAAAGACCGAGGAAGAGCTAAAAGAAATAAGGTTGTCTGCTGCCGTAAAGCAGTCTCAAGCCTTAAAAGGAAGAATTCCTTGGAATAAAGGAACTACTTATGAAAATATCAACAACAGAGGAGTAATTCCTTGGAACAAAGGTCAAAGAGTTGTTGGCTCTAAAAGATGGAAAATTGAGCAAAGAAAGTTAGAAAGGATTAAGCCATGAAGATGGGACTCTACGCAAATATCCACGCCAAGCAAAAGCGTATAGCTGCTGGCTCTGGCGAGAAGATGAACAAGGTCGGCTCTAAGGCTGCTCCAAGTGCTGCCGACTTCAAGGCTGCTGCCAAGACCGCCAAGAAGCCGAAGGCTAAGAAGTGAGCGCAGCTTGGCAGAGGAAAGAGGGCAAGAACCCCGCAGGGGGCTTGAACGCTAAAGGTCGTGCCTCTGCGAAAGCCGAAGGCATGAACCTCAAGCCCCCTGTCAAGTCTGGAGATAACCCAAGGCGAGCAAGTTTCTTGTCTCGCATGGCGGGTAATGCTGGACCAGAGTACAAGGACGGTGAAAAGACCCGTCTTCTCTTGAGTCTCAACGCATGGGGCGCGTCCAGTAAAGCCGATGCCAAGGCAAAAGCCAAGGCGATCACCGCAAGGAATAAGGCTAAGAAGTGATCCCAATCTGCATATCGACTGTCAACGGCAAAGGTTTGCCAGTTCTGCTTGAGTCAATCAAGCAATACGCACCAGAGGCATTTGTCTACCTTCGAGGTCCTGAGCGCGTTGTCTCTGGGTACAAAAACGCAAGACTTATCTTTGGCGAACCTAGTAACTTTGGCGACGATTACAACGAAGTAATCGACGACGCATTGAAGTACGCACAAGCGTGCATTGTCTGCAACGACGATGTGGTGCTGACACCGACAAGCTACCAGCGACTGCTCGAAGATGTTGAAGTGATCCGCGAGCTGGAGATCAATGTCGGCTGGGTGGGTGCAAGAAGTGACTATGTAAGACCTTCTCAAAACATTCGCTACAACCCCGACGGTGATCACCTAGAGATGTGCAGATTCAAGTCCGAGCAGTTCATTCGCAATGTCAGCGCCATCGCACCGATCTTTGCGTACATAAGTAGAGACGCATGGCATCACGGCAGATTCCCCCCACTTAATTGGTTCTCAGATGATGTGAGCTGCGCAGACCTTAGCAATCAGGGCTACGAGCACTTTGTCTCAAGTGCATATGTTCATCATGTCGGCAGCCAGACCACGGGACAAAACGCAAAACAACTAACTGCTGAGGCGATGCCTTGGGTAAAAGAGCACCGTCCACAGTATGCACAACGATTCTTTGGTACTTAACTTAGGCTCTGGTAAAGACTTTCGAGAGGACTGTATCAACGCAGATATACAACTGCGCGTCAAGCACGACTGGTTGCTAGACATCTGCAATGTGCCTTGGAATGACGCGATCTCCACAAGACTTGGCGACTTTGATATACAGCCAGAAATGTTTGACGCAATACTGGCGAATGATGTGCTGGAGCATTTGCCCGATCTGGTCGGTGCAATGACTAGTTGCAAGGAGTTACTCAAGGTCGGTGGCGAGATGCGCATCCATGTGCCGTATGACTTGAGTTATGGCGCGTGGCAAGACCCGACGCACCTGAGAGCATTCAACGAAAAATCGTGGCTTTATTACACAGACTGGCACTGGTATCTTGGCTGGGAAGATCGGTTTTACATGACGAGCTTGGAATTTAGGTTAAATCCCATCGCACAAGACCTAAAATTGACGCAAGAAGAACTGTTAAGGACTCCGCGAGCTGTGGACTCCATGTATGTCGTATTGCAAAAGGGCAAAAAATGAACATTACCAACGAGCTGGGATTGAGCACCGACATCGCGTCACAGGTTGACCCGACACTTACGCCAATGACAGACACAGACCTTGAGGCAATGATGGGTCAAGAGATCACAGACGCTGTGAGCTACATCGACTCCGATCTGTCCCCTATCCGCGCTCGCGGTACTGAATACTATCGAGGCGATCCATTCGGTAACGAAGAAGAAGGGCGCTCTCAAGTCGTGGCGATGGAGGTGCGTGACACCGTGTCTGCCATGCTGCCGTCGTTGATGAAGGTATTTTTCTCTACCGAGAACACGGTGGAGTTTGTCCCCCGTGGTCCAGAAGATGTGGAAAACGCACAACAAGCCACAGACTACTGCAACTATGTTTTCAACAATGACAACAATGGTTTTATGGTGGCATACGCCACATTTAAAGACGCTTTGGTGCGCAAATGTGGCATTGTCAAGTGCTATATCGAGGACTCGGAGTCGGTACGAATTGAGGAATATTCGGGTCTAGATGACCAGACATTGCAGATCGTCATGCAAGAGGGCGAGGCAGATGTGCAGATCGTTGCGAGTTACCCAGACGAGAGTATGCAGGGTGCAATGCAGATCGATCCGATGACTGGAATGCCCCTACCCCCAGCCATGATGCACGATGTGCAGGTCAAGAGGAAGATCGTTGACAAGCGTATCCATGTGGCGTGCCTACCGCCAGAAGAATTGCTTTTGTCTCGTCAAGCAATGTCATTCAAGGACGCACCTTTTATCGGTCACCGCAAGATGGCGACTGTGGCTGAGTTGATCTCTATGGGGTACGACGAAGACGAGGTGATGGACTATGTTGGCTCGTCCGACTTGTACGACAACGAAGAAGCTCTGGCACGCCAGCCACTCAGTAACTCTCAGTTCTTAAATGAGAGCGCGAACCCGATGATGCAAAGAGTTTTGTACATCGAGGGATACGCCAAGGTTGACTTCGATGGCGACGGTATTCCTGAGTTGCGCAAGATGTGTTTTATGGGGTCTGGCTACAAGATGGTGCGTAACTTGCCAGCGTCATACATCCCATTTGTTGAGTTTCCTTGCGATCCAGAACCCCACACCTCACCACTTGAGGCGATGTCGATCTTTGACATTACACGCGACTTGCAGGAGATCAAGTCAGAAGTCATGCGCAATACGCTTGACTCTTTGGCGCAGTCTATCCATCCCCGCACCGTCATTGTTGAGGGTCAGGTCAACATTGACGATGCACTCAATAACGAGACGGGTGCGATTATTCGTGCGCGTGCTCCGAACATGGTGCAGCCGTTGGTTACCCCATTCGTCGGTCAGGCTGCTTTCCCCGTCCTTGCGTACTTGGACGAGATTAAGGAAGGTCGCACAGGAATGTCCAAGGCATCTATGGGTCTCAACCCAGATGCTTTGCAGTCAAGCACTAAGGCTGCCGTAGCTGCCACAGTAAGCGCCAGCCAAGGACGCATTGAGTTGACTGCGCGTCTCATGGCTGAAGGCATGAAGGAGCTGTTTAAGACAATCCTATTTTTGGTTACGACTCACCAAGACAAGCCACGCATGATCCGCTTGCGCAACAAGTGGGTGCAGATTGACCCACGCGCTTGGGACAACACGATGGATGTCAACATCAATATCGGTCTAGGTAATGGCGACACCAATGAGCGTATTGCAACCCTGATGCAGATACTCGCCAAGCAAGAATCCATCATCAACCAATACGGTCTTGAGAATCCCGTGGTGTCTCCACAGATGTATGTGCGCACCTTGAAGAAGGTCGTCGAACTCTCAGGATTCAAGGACGCATCGAGCTACTTTGCGGACATTCCAGACGGCTGGAAAGCACCGCCAGCTCCACAAAAGCCAAGCCCAGAAGAGGTTTTGGCTCAGGTTCAAGCCGAGTCTATTCGTGCAGACATCCAGAAAAAGGCTGCCGATCTAGAGTTACAGAGGCAACAGATGATCCGCGACGACGACTTCAGACGCGATCAAATGAACCAAGATAGACTACTTAAACAAATGGAACTTGAGTTAAAGTACAACACACAGATCAGCACTGCCCAAATAGTGGCAGAGCAGAATGTCAACCGAGAGGTTGTAAAAGAACAAAGTGCATTAGTACAACAAGCTATGGCGCAGCCACAGCAAGCACCAATGCAACCCATCAACCCACAAGGAATGGTCTAAGTGAGCAAACAAGAAGAAGATGTAAGAAAAGGCAAGAAGGCTGAGTCGCTAATCGCTGACGAGGCTTTCTCAACTGCTTTGTTGAAGATGGAGAACGATGCCGTCTGGTTTTGGAAAGATACGAAGCCAGAGGACACCGTGAAAAGAGAACACGCTTGGCATATGTTGCGTGCGATTGATAACTTCCGAACCGAGATCAGCAAGATCATGGACAACGGGAAAGTCGCACAGCGCCAGATTGAGCGTGAACAAAAGTCGTTGGTGTAAAGGACTAGGAAATGGAAATAACCCAAACCCCTATGTCTGTGGCTGATGCAGCCAGTGCTCTTGATCAGATGATGTTGCCTATTGATGGAGAACAGCAGAAAACTGACAAGGCGCGTTTGACTGAAGAAGATAATTCTGAGGTCGCGGTCTCTGTCGATGAAGAGTTGGATGTGCAAGACGACGAATCCAATGAAGAAACGACAGAGGAACAGTCTGAAGAAAGTGAAGAAACCGAAGAAGAAGAACAGCCAGCCGAGGTCTACACCGTCAAAGTTGACGGTAAAGAGGTCGAGGTCACGCTAGACGAACTTCAAAAAGGATATTCGCGCACTCAGGACTACACACGAAAGACGCAACAGATCGCTGAGACCCGTAAGGCTGTCGAAGCAGAGGCTAGTGCGATTCGTGCCGAGCGTGAACAGTATGCCCAGTTATTGGGAGCGTTGAAGCAGCAACTTGAGTCAACTGAAGCGCCTATCGATATGGATCGTCTTTATAACGAAGACCCCATTGAGTGGGTGAGACAGTCAGAAGTGATGCGCCAGAAGCAAGACAAACTCGCAGCTATTCAGTCTGAGCAGCAGCGACTGTCCCAGCTTACAGCGCAACAAAGAGCACAGGAGATGAACGCTCACCTTGCGTCACAGCAAGAAGCCCTGATCCAAGCCGTACCTGAGTGGAAAGATTCCAAGAAGGCACAGGCTGAAAAAGCTCTACTCGTCGAATTCGGTAAGAAGATCGGATTTAGCGACGAAGAACTCAAGAATGTTTATGACCACAGAGCTGTCATTGCGTTGCGTAAAGCAGCGCTCTATGACCAGATGATGTCCAAGCGTGGGCAGATCAAGCCAGTAGTCAACAACGGTCCTCGCACTGCCAAGCCTAGTGCAGCAGGTCGCGTCTCCACAACAACTGAAAGTACACGCGCAAAACAGCGTCTTGCAAAGTCAGGTCGCGTCAATGACGCTGCCTCCGCAATAGAACTTCTTTTGAAATAGGACACTCAAATGGCAATCGTAACCAACACCTTTACAACCTTTGATGCAAAGGGTATCCGCGAGGACTTATCCAACATCATCACTAACATCGCTCCCGAAGAGACTCCTTACATGAGCAACATCGGTCGCGAGTCAATCAGCAATTCATTGTTTGAATGGCAAACCGACACATTGGCATCCGCAGCAGCTAACAAGCAGCTCGAAGGTGACGATGTGACTTCTTTCGACAGCGTTACTGCTACTGTGCGTTTACAAAACTACGCTCAGATCAGCCGTAAAACTATCGTCTTGTCTGCAACTGAAGAGACCGTCAACAAGGCTGGTCGTCGCTCTGAATTGGCATACCAAATTGCCAAGCGTAGCGCTGAGTTGAAGCGTGATCAAGAGTTTTCAATGTTGAATGGCGCTGTCGCTGCTGCTGGTAACACCACAACAGCTCGCGGTACTGCTTCATTGCAAGCCTTCATCAAGACTAACTACGATATGCAGACTAACGGTGCTAACCCATCGTATACAACTGTGCCTACTGGCGCTCGTAGTGACGGCAATGTGCGTACCTTTACAGAGACCATCTTGAAGAATGTTATTCAACAAGTTTGGACTTCTGGCGGTACACCAAAAATCTTGATGACTGGTCCAGTCAACAAGCAGCGCGTGTCTGGCTTCTCTGGTATCGCATCTTCACGCTTCAACATTGAAGGCGGTGCTCGTCCTGCAACCATCATTGGCGCAGCAGACATTTATGTGTCTGACTTCGGCAATGTGCAAGTCGTGCCTAATCGCTTCCAGCGCGAGCGTGATGCTTTCGTGATCGATCCAGATTACGCAAAAGTCACAACTTTGCGTCCTTACCAACAAGTTGAGTTGGCAAAGACTGGCGACGCTGAAAAGCGTATGCTGATCGTTGAGTGGGGTCACAAAGTGTTGGCTGAGAATGCCCACGGCATTGCTGCTGACTTGGTTACTTCTTAATTGAACTAACGAAGGGTCTGGGGAAACTCAGACCCTTTTTTTCTACATGATTGAAAAAAGACTATTTAGTACAGACGCTGATCAGGGGATCACGCGCACTTTTCATTACGATGATGAAACGAATCAGGCAACGATTCAGACACAACAAGATGTGACTGCAATCATTGAAGAGAATAAGCAAGAGTACGCACAGGTTGATGAGCGTGCTCGGTGGGGCGAGTGGAGCAGAGTCGCCAGCATCCCGATGTCTATCTACTTCCAGCTCAAGGCTGAAGGCAAGCTAGAAGACGAAGCCTACATGAAGCGTTGGCTTAATGACCCAGAAAACAAATATTTCAGAACAAGAGCAGGAAAACTATGACTCCAAACTACATTGCGGTATGCACCCCAGCGCGTGACATGGTTCACGCTAATTTCACCTTCTGTATGGTGAACATGGTGGCGCATCACACGATTAACACGACTGATGCCGTGTCCTTGAAGATTATGCAAGGAACACTTATCCAAACCCAGCGTGCTGATCTGTGCCTAGACGCAATGGCAGAGGGTTGTACCCATATCTTGTTTGTTGACTCAGACATGACCTTCCCGCAGGACATGATCGAGAGACTCTTGGCGCATGACTTGGACATCGTGGCAACGAACTGCGCAAGGCGCAGAATGCCCACAGGACCAACTGCCCAGCGCTATGACGAGAACGGTGAGCGCGTGCTCATCTACACAATGCCAGACTCCACAGGAATTGAGGAAGTCGGCTCTATCGGCATGGGCGTTATGCTCATCAAGCGCAAGGTCTTTGAGGCTTTGAGTGAACCTTGGTTCGAGACTCCTTGGCGTACCGACAAGCGCGGGTATGTTGGAGAGGATGTTTTCTTCTGCCGTAAAGCACAGGCTGCTGGCTTTAAAATCTACATTGACCATGATGTGTCCAAAGAGATCGGACACATTGGGACTTTTGAATTCAAGCACGATCACACTTGGGTGATGCGTGATCTTGAGAAAGCAGAAAAGGCTGAAGATGGCGTTAACAACCTATGCTGAACTGAAGACTTCGGTCGGGGACTGGCTTAATCGCTCAGACCTGACTACTGCTATTCCTGACTTTATTAGTTTGGCAGAGGCTCAGATTGAGCGTAATCTGCGCACCAGACAGATGATCGTGCGTGCTACCGCGTCGATCACTACCGAATACTCCGCAGTACCAGATAACTTCTTGGAAGTTAAGTCTTTCAAGCTCGATACCAATCCCGTCACCCCATTGCAGTTTGAGACTATCGACTCAATGGATACCTTGGCGGTTACATATCGCACATCGACTAAACCTATATTTTTTACTGTGGTGGGTGAGCAGTTTCGCTACCTTCCAGTACCAGATGCTGCCTACACAGGTGAGTTGATCTATTACGCAAAGTTGAGTAAGTTATCAACCAGCAACACAACCAACTGGCTGCTAACTTCTGCTCCTGATGTATATCTGTACGGTGCTCTTATGCAAGCAGCACCGTACCTGCAAGATGATGCGAGAATTACGGTATGGGCATCGATGTACCGAGCTGGTCTTGAAGAGGTTACAAAGGCAGATGACCGTAGCTCTTCAACTGGTGGTGTACTGATCACACGCGCAAGAACTTTGGGATAACAGATGCTAGTGAACACAACAAAAGGCGAGATGGATGCCTCCTTGCTAGAAAAGCGAGAAGGTTCTATCGATACCGATAACGAGACGACGAACTGGGTGGAATATTGGCTAGAAGGCGAGCTTGTGCATCGCTCAGTCCATATGACCTTAAAACGAAATGTGACTGGTGAAGCAGTCGCTCAATCTATAAGTTAAGGAAATTTATGGCTAACACGCAAGCAATGTGTACAAGTTTCAAGGTTGATTTACTCAACGCTGTACACGCATTTTCCACTAGCGTACCAGCTCACACAGCAGGTACTGCCGACACCTTCAAGGCTGCCTTGTACTTGGCTTCTGCCACAGTTAACGCATCCACAACTGCCTACTCGTCTACTGGTGAGGTGACAGGCACTAATTACACGGCTGGCGGTGCTACGGTGACATTTGGCACAGCACCAAGCTCTACTAGCACAACAGCATTTGTGACTCCAAGCGCCAGCATCACATATTCCAATGTGACTTTATCAACTGCATTCGATGCGGTCTTGATCTATAACTCAAGCCAGTCAAACAAAGCAGTCAGCGTCCACACCTTCGGTTCACAGACCGTTACGGCTGGAACATTTACCTTAACCATGCCGACAAATGATTCAAGCACAGGCTTGATCAGACTCGCTTAATAAAGAGGCAGCACAATGGCTGCTTACGGCTCTGGCTACTACGGCAAGGGTGTTTATGGCATCGGTAATGTTGTCATTAGTGGCAACTCGTCTACTACTGCGGTTGGCACATTACTAGACGACAGATCAATCCAAGAAGACGGCAATGTCGCCACGGGTAATGTCGGAACGGTCGGCATCTCTTTAAGTTTTGCGATCACAGGTAACGATTCAACCTTATCTGTTAACTCAGCCTTAGTATCTCCAATTCTCACAGGTAGCTCGTCAACTGGTGCTGTCGGCACGATGTCACCAGAGACAATCTCCTTTGTTGCTATTACTGGTGTCGAAGGTACTGGCTCAGTCGGTAGCGTTACAAATGCAGTATCTATTGCGATAATTGGGGTTGAGGCATCTGGCTCGGTCGGGACAATGATTGGCTACGGCTGGAGTGTAGTAGCAGACACGGCAGAGAGCTGGAGTCCAGTCTCAGACACATCTGAAGATTGGACAGAAATATCAGACAATTCAGAAACATGGACGCAAGTCCCAGCATGAAGGTGAAATATGGCAGATACCACAACAACCAACCTATTACTTACTAAACCAGAGGTAGGTGCGTCCACAGACACATGGGGTACGAAGATCAATACCGATCTGGACTCGGTTGATGCAATCTTTGCAGCAGCAGGTACTGGAACATCGGTAGGTCTTAATGTTGGTAGCGGTAAGAAGCTCAAGCTGGTTGGTGATGTTATTGACACTAACGGCAATGAGCTGCTGAAGGTATCTGCAACAACATCGGCAGTCAATGAAGTAACTCTTGCAAATGCTGCTACTGGTGGCGCTCCAACATTAACCGCATCTGGTGACGACACCAATATCGGATTCAAGTTAGTCGCAAAGGGTACTGGAGAGATAACAGCCAAGGTTAACGGCTCGGATGTATTTAATGCGTCTAGCAATTTCGGCTTTAAAAACCGCATCATCAATGGTGCGATGGTTATAAGCCAAAGAAATGGAACTTCTGCGGTAACTATTGATGGAGGTGCTTCTTATACTTTAGATAGATACCTATGCCAAGACAATACCGATGGTTCATATACTGTTGCGCAATCATCTACTGCACCTGATGGGTTTACTAATTCTTTGTTGGTTACTATTACTGGCACAGATAGTTCTTTAACAACAACCCAATTTGGTCGTATCGTTCAACGCATTGAAGGTTTTAATACTGCTGATTTAGGTTGGGGAACTGCTAATGCTAAAACAGTTACTTTATCTTTTTGGGTTCGCTCAAGTGTTACTGGAACATTCACAGGAACTTTTTTAAATAACGATAGTAATAGGATTTATGGATTTACATACACAATTAGTTCAGCAAATACTTGGGAACAAAAATCAATAACTATTGCTGGTGACACCACAGGAACTTGGCTAACAAACAATTCAACAGGCATAGAATTAAATTTAAGTATTGGTGCTGGCCCTGATAGAAGTGTTACCGCTGGTTCTTGGGGTACATCATTAGCATATGCCGCAACAGGACAAACTAACTTGTTTGCAACAAATGGCGCAACCTTCTACATCACAGGCGTACAACTAGAAAAAGGCTCAACAGCAACGAGTTTTGATTACAGACCTTATGGTACTGAGTTATTACTTTGCCAGAGGTATTTTTATAAATCAGGTGGTGCGGCTGGTCTTCCACTTGCTAATGGTTTTTGTAGAGCAACCACTCGTGCTGATTTTTATACTTTTCACCCAGTAAGAATGAGGGCTACGCCTACTGCTTCTGTTGTAAGCGGTTCAAATTATTATTTTGTAGATTACAGCCAAGCGTCTTTATTTATGAACTCTTTTAGTATTGATAGTTTATCTGACCAAGCCGCAAGGCTTGTTAATACAGGGTTAAGTGGTTTAACGGCTGGTTCAGGGGCGGTACTTTTGGCTGACAACGCTTCTGCATTTGCATCTTTTAGTGCGGAGTTATAAATGTATAAATTAGGACAAATTCTTTCACCCCAAACAACTCAAAAAATGGTAATTCGTTTATCGGATAACGCATTTATCCCATTTGACCCTGATAACACAGACTACCAAGCCTATTTAAAGTGGGTGGCTGAAGGCAACACGCCAGAGCCTGCGGACGAGTAATCTATGACACACCAAGAAGAAACCGTAGGGGCTATTGCTGCCAAGGTAGCACCGCCAGTAGGCGTGTCATTGGCAACTGTATATGGCTATCAGGTCAGCGAGCTGGTGCTGTGGGCTACTCTTGTTTACACCATCTTGATGATTGGTTTAAAGATATACCAAATCTACAAAGAGGTGAAAGATTGAACCTACTCTCATCTTCGCTGGATGCAAGCTCGCCTATGAGGGAATCAAGACGGCAGTTCAGGCGTATCAAGACATCAAGAAGACTGGTGGTGAGGTTGCAGGTATCGCTGGTGAGGTCGGTGGGTTACTCTCGAAATTCTTTCATGGTCAAGACCAGCTAGAAGAAGACTACAAAAAGAAGACAGAAGAGACAAAGGAGTTAGCGAAACAAGGCAAGGTTAAGAATGTAACCATGCAAGCGATTGACAATGTAATGCATGTCAGGCAGATCAGACAGTATTACAAAGACCTAGAGCACATGGTTAGATACGAGCTGGGAATGCCAGACTTGTGGGTTGAGATTCAGGCAGAACGAGACAAGCTGATAGAGGAAGCAAGAGTAATTACTCAACTGCAACAGCAAGCCGAGAGGCAAGCCGATCTGAAAAGGCAGTTAAGGATTGACAGATTCAAGCAAAGACTCAACATATATGTTGCATTGCTGGCTGCCATGTTTTCTATCATCTTGTTTTTATTTGGTTTAACTTGGCTTGTCACTTGGGACAGGGAGTGGCGATGGGGATACTAAGGTGGGCGATTGCTGGCGTAACTCTACTCTTGGTGACTGCCATCATTGTGATTGCGTCTTGGTTTGTGCGCGAGCACGATAAGAGGGCTAATTACTACAAGAGTAAATTAGAAATATGTTGGAGAAATAAATGAATGACTTACTCAATCTTCTCAAGAGTGTCGCACCCACGCTGGCAACTGCTGTCGCTGGTCCTTTGGGTGGCGCTGCTATTACCGCTTTGGCTAGTAAGTTTGGCGTTTCTGATAGTGTTGATGCCGTTGCGAAGGCTATTGCTGGCGATCCAAAGGCTGCTGAAAAGATAGCAGAGATGGAGCTGGAGTACGCCAAGCTAGATGCTGCTGACCGTGACTCTGCTCGTAAGGCTTACGCTGCCGTTGCGACTTCTGAGAACGCTACTAAGTTGGAGAAGATGGTTGTGCCTATTCTTGCCTTGGGTGTTGTTGGATTAGCATTTTGTCTAATAGGTGTGTTGATGTTTGTAGATACGCCTAACGATCAGCAGCAATTAGTTATCTTTGCGCTTGGGTTTATTACTAGCGCTGCTGGTCAAGTTTTATCGTTTTACTTTGGCTCTAGTCAAGGCAGTAAAGACAAGACAGAAGATATGAAAGGTATGGTTAAGAGATGAACTTATCCGATCACTTCAGTCTTGAAGAGGCAACGCACTCCGATACCGCAACCCGTCTAGGTATCAGTAACCAGCCAAATGCACAGCAACTGGAAAACATGAAGGTTGCTGCTATTGGTATGGAGAAGATTAGAGAGCTGCTTGCAAGTCCCATCAATGTCAATTCATGGATTCGTCTGCCAGAGGTTAATGTTGCGGTGGGTGGTAGCAAGGTATCGAGTCACATGGACGGCTGGGCTATTGACTTTGTGTGCAAAGGCTTTGGTACTCCGCTACAAGTCTGTAAGGCTATTGAGAAATCAAACATTAAGTTTGACCAGATGATTCATGAGTTTGGCGATAAGGGCTGGACTCACATCTCTTTTGCACCTGAGATGCGTCAGCAAAAGCTCACCATCTTCAGACCACAGAATAAGTACGCCATTGGCATACTTACGCAAGACGAGTACAACAAAGCTGTATGACGAACCTCTACCAGCAGCTCCAGACTCCTGCCGTACCCGATCTGCCTAACCCGCAAGACAGGTATGACCGTCTGACGGTTGCGCAGACGAATGGTGCGTTGCGCACCTTCTTCTTGAAGTTGACAAATGCCTTGCAATCCATTGCGTCACCACGGGGTGGCAGGTTTCTAAACAACCCTTACGGGGCATTCCAAGACGGCACAGACCAGACGGCAGCCAATACAACGACTGCCTATGCCATCACATTTGATACGACAGACTTCAACAATGGCGTAACCTTGTCTAACTCGTCAAGGCTTAATGTGTCTCAGGCTGGAATTTATAACATTCAGTTCAGCGTGCAGTTCAAGAACACCACTAATGACGGTCAGGATGTGGATATTTGGTTTAAAAAGAACGGCACAAACATTGACAATTCAAATAGCAGGTTTCACCTATCACAAAGAAAATCAGCAGGTGACCCGTCTCACTTAATTGCCGCTCTTAACTTCTTTGTCAGTTTGGCGGCTAACGACTATGTAGAGATTATGTGGAGACCAACAAGCACTAGCGTCAGCATTGAGCACTTTGCAACCAGCTCCACGCCAACCAGACCAGCCGTACCTTCTGTCATTGCAACGGTATCGTTTGTGTCAAACCTCTCAACGGAAGCATAATTAGACCCTATGGCACTCGTACCAATCAAAATCCCAGCAGGAATCTACCGTAACGGTACTGAGTACCAGTCTGCGGGGCGCTGGTTTGACTCCAACTTAGTCAGATGGTTTGAGAACACGCTTAGACCTTGGGGTGGGTGGCGTAAGCGCTCAACCAGTCAGATGACTGGTGTATCTCGTGGAATGCTGACTTGGCGCACTAACTCCGATGCGCGTTTTATCGCTGCTGGCACGCCCACTAAGCTCTATGCAATGAATGAGGCTGGTACTCTCAAGGACATCACGCCTACAACCTTTACAAACGGTATTACAGACGCAACGCTAAAGACTGGCTACGGTTATGGCGATTATGGAAGTTATGCCTATGGTGTGGCGCGTCCAGACTTGGGAGGAATAATCCCCGCGACTACTTGGTCAATGGACTCATGGGGCGAGTATCTTGTTGCGTGCTCAAACGCTGACGGTCAGCTCCTTGAGTGGCAGTTAGGCTTTACCACTCCAACAAAGGCGGTGGCGATAACTAATGCGCCAACAAGCTGCGAAGCTGTGATGACGACAGCAGAAAGATTTGTCTTTGCTCTTGGCGCGTCAGGAAATCCACGCAAGGTATCTTGGTGTGATCAGGAAAACAACACCGTCTGGACACCATCGGCTACCAATCAGGCTGGTGACTTTGAGATAAATTCAGTCGGCTCAATCAAGTG